GAGTTGTGCGGCTGTGCGGGGGGCGGGGGTCATGCGGCGTTCCCTCCGAGGCTCTCCAGGGCATCGGCGGCCATCGCCATGTTCACGCGGATACTGAGCAAGGGAACCGTCTTGCTGTTCTTTGAAGCCCGCCGCAATTCGGCGACGATCTGCGCCAGCTTCTCATCACTCGGACGCGTAGCGCTCCCAGGCCGCATAGTTGATTCAAAGCTAGTGGCCTCCCGGTCTTTAGATTGCCGGCCGATTGCCTTCCTAAGGCGCTTGTTTTCTAAAGCAAGAGCATCGCGTTCATCGTAGAGTTTTGCTAGCGCCGGTCTGTCGGTCGTAATGATGCGGTCGATCTCATGCAGTAATTCATCGCGTGTCTTATCTCCAAACCACGCTTTACAGCGCTCACTCACGTCACTCTCGTCACGCGTTCGCGCTTCATCGACCACGGCTGTATGTCCTCTCCAATTTCTGTATCTGGGCTGTCGTCTCCCCGATGACATGGCCCATTGCGTACATCTCAAAGATGATGAGGGCGATGAGCAGGATCGCGCCAGCGACGTTGAGGGCGCGGGTCATGCGGTGTCCTCGAGCCATGCTGCGAGCGCTCGGCGATGTCTTGGGAGTGGTCGGGTGGCCCCCGCCTCCCAACCCCAGATCGTGCGGGTGGAGACGCCTAGTAGCTCGGCCATCTCTGCTTGCGAGAGGTGAGCTTCCTCGCGCCGCTTTCTGATCGCCTCAGCGAGTTTGGCAGCGCGGCGGTGGGGGTATCGGCACTTGACGCGAAACATTTCTTCGCCGACAATAACATGAAGAGATGACGACATCAACCCGAAAGCATAGGCACACGACATCACTTTCGGCGACAAATCGTCGCAATTTGCGTAGTTTTCTTCTCGTGGCCCAGTTCAACCCGTTCGAGATCGGCGCTCGGATCAGACAAGCACGCGACGAGGCGGGGCTCACTCAAGAGCAACTCGCCGGGATGGGAACGTTCACCTCGCGCTCCCTCCAGTCTTGGGAAGCTGGCGTCCGGGTGCCGTTCAAACACCTAAACGAGCTGGCGAACTTGCTCGGGAAGGGTTCGTCAGAGTGGTTCCTCTATGGCGGCGAGACGCCCGATGAGGCTACCGAGCGTTACGACTGCGTACTCAGGAGGCTGTCTGAGGTAGAAGCGCAGACTCAGAAGACTTTCGAACTGGTTCGTGATCTTCACAAGCGGCTTCAACAGCCGCCCGGATCTCCTCCAGACGCTGAGCGATAGCCTCTATCTCTTCCTCATAGGCAACTAGTGGCGGCTCCACGGTCCAGTTCTTACCACAGGACATTTAGCGATTCAACCCCCTTCTATGTAAATAGAACGACGAAAGCCCCCGCCCCTCCGGGTTGGAGGAACGGGGGCGCCGCCACTGATGGGGGCGGGGGCTTAAGCGTCTAGCGCGATCTCCGGGATGCGCTTGGCGCTCCACTCGCGCGTCAGTACACCGACGAGGCCGAGGATCGCGGCCGCAAGCCCCATCAGCTTGACGCCTTGCTCGGGTGTTAGCACCACGCCGAACTCGACCAGTGTGGCTATGAACGCTTCCACGACGGCGAGGGTCGCCAGCTTGGTCGCGTTCGACATAACGAGAATCCGTTGCATTGCTTACCTTTCCGTGTTCCGTACTACCCCGCCTACGGTTTACATTCCCACCGCGACCAGTCCCGGCCGCTGTCAACGAAGTAGCGGTAGGCGGCGACTGCTTGGCCAAGTGCTGTATGTGAGTGCCCGTAAGTAGCTCGCTCCCATTCGCCCATCTGGAATATCCCGAGATACTGACCGTTTCGCGCATTCACGCTTGGGATCGGCCGGCCACCCTCGCACAAGGCCACTCGGTATGCCTCATCGGCGTAGGGACCGAACACCCACTGAATCGCGTCGAACGGTCGCTCGAATCTAGTAGCTATCCGCCACTCTGCTTGCGCCCGAACCTTCCAGAGACGACGGCACCACTGTAGATAGGGGACTGAACGCGAGCGGGCGCAGCCGTTAGCAGGTGTATGCGCGGCGAGCCGGTCGTCTTGCCGGTGCCAGACGGTGTTGCGGTTGTTTCGGATCGCCTTGCGTATCCAGGCGATCCCGGAGGGTTTCTGCTCGACTGACGCTGAAGCCGATTGGCAAACGCAACCGGCGATCAGGAACAGGGTTAGAAGGGCGCAGAACGCGCCCGCGTGTGAGTAACGCAGATTCGCGATACCTCCTGTTAGGGGTCCCCCGCTAGTGCGAGGGTCGGTCTAGCGAGCGCCACCATTCGAGTAGCTGCTCGCTCGGCTGCCGGTACTCAGCGCAGCCGCAATGCCACGTCCCCTTCATCCCAAGCGGAACGGAGAACGTGCAGCGTCCTTCATGGACGTGGCCGCAGGCGCAGCGGCCCGTCAGGCCAGCCATATCTTGTATTGCGAAGTAACCCGGCCCTGCTTGGGGTCAACGAAGTGAAGGCGCTGAGTCGGGCCACCGGCAGCGGCCATCGTGTCCTGGGCATAGCGGTTGTCAGACTCAGGCGAGCCCGACCAGTAGACCGCTCCCACACCATCCGGCAGCGAGTCCTCATCGTGGCGGTGGTAGTGACCCACGTAGCAATCGCGGAACCGCCAGGGATAGGCGCCCGACTTCCAATCGGCGACCTTCTTGCAGAACGTGGCCCGGGAGACGAAGCCATTCCGGCCTATCTCATCCCCATGCACGAGCAGTGCTCGGTAGTTGCCGATCTCGACCCGCTGGATATCCTCCTCGGAATCTTCCCAGGTCAACCGCTCCTCGCCGCGCAGGATCTCGCGGGCGAGTTCGTAGGTCATCCGGTCTACGTTGTCGGAGCGAGGTACGGCGGCGCGCTTGGAACCGACACGGCCATGATTACCCCACTCTGAGATCACGGTCACCTTTTCGTAGATCGCGAGCGCACGTCTAACGACATCTGCCTCAAGCCGGCCTACCGACGCGAATTGCCCGAAGATCGAGGCGTCGATCTCGAACGGCTGGGCAGGGAACTGGAACAGGCCCTCGACCATGTCGCCGCCGAAGAGAATCGCGCAGTCTCGGACGGGGTGGTCAGCGCGCTGGATCTCCGTGATCGCCTGCGCCTTGTCACAGAAGGCGAGTACGCGGTCGCGCATGATCTCGGAGTTGTACGACGAGGTGACCTTCGCCCCCTGCCAATCGGTCAGATGCCAGAGCGCCACCTCACCGCCCTTGCGTTTGTCCGGGGTGCGGGGGGGCACGGGCTTGATCGGCCCGTACGCGAGCAGTGCATCCTTGACGCCTTGCCTCACGGCCTCGACTAGATCGTCCTTCTCCTTGCGGCTACGCCTGAGACGGGCCTGAAGATCGGAGTTGACGCGCCGCAGATCGGCCACCTCCGTGAGGGCGTGGAACTCTTCGAGATTCGGCTCAGGAGTCATGGCAGGTACACGACCCTTGGCGATGGCTCAGAATCGCGGAGTTCGAGACATCCTGGCCGCGAAGCCGAAGCCACTCGCGAATAGCGCCCGCGTTGATGATTCCGCTGTCGGTAGCGAGCGCGGCGTTGAGCTGGGTACGCTCGGCAGGTTTCAACTGGGTGATCGCAAAGCCGACCCGGCAGGGCGGCTTCTTTGGACGGGCGAGCTTGAAGAACTCCGAGAGGTCTACCGCTTGATCGGGCATGACGCCTCCTCGATATCGTCGAGCGTTGGCGGGAGATGCCAGTCCTTCCAACTAGCATCACGATGTGGAAAGCGTATCTTCCTTCGCGGACGTAATCTTTCGTGTTTCTTTCGCCTACCCGGTCACGAGCTTGAACAGCGCGCTGGCGGTTTCCTTGCTGCCCCGGGGGATAAGGCGCTCAAGATCCGGGCCATAGACGCGAGCGAGCAGCGCGCCGAAAGCCGTATAGGCCACCCGTTGAAGCCACTTGAGATCGGTTTCAACGGTAACCAACCGTTCGATGACGGCTTCCCAGCCTGTCGTCGCGCTCGGTTCCTTGGGGGGTTTACGCGACACTCATTCTCCCTTCGGGGTAAGGAATCCAGGGCATTCCCACGCGGCCGAAGAGGCGGCGGAGCCAGCCGTTGTGCGGCTCCTTCCCGGGTACAGGTTTCTTCACTAGGGCGGGAAGATCGAAGTAGCGGAGCAGCGCTCCGTACCAGGCTTCCGCAATTCGCTTCACGTTCTTGTTGATCCAGGCGCGCTCGCCTGGGTTGGTGAGGAAGCCGTGCTCGATTAGTACCTTGGCATCGGCCCGCGTGCGCGACCAGCCGTAGTAGCGCACCATATTGGCGGTGTAGTTATCGGCGCGATGTACCGGGCAACCGGGAACCGCTCTGTACGCCGCGATGAGGGCGACGATCAACTTACGTGTCTTTGGGCCGAACTCTGAGGTGGGCCAGCCGAGCGAGTAGCCGCTGGCCTTGGGGTTCGATGAACCATCGCAGTGGAGGGCGAGTACGACGTTTCCCTGCCAGCCGTCGGGCACGTCTCCAGGGCAGAGGGTCGGCTTGATCCGTCCGTCGGCGCGTAGGAGGCGGTACAGCTCCTTGCCGATCGCTTCGACCACAGGTATCTCGCCGGCCGTTCCGGTGCCCGACTCAAAGCCGGGCTCGCGAGGCTGAACGTGACCCATGTGTATGAGCACGCGTCTTGCCATTGGGGGACCTCCTAACGTCGAGGCTTAGGCTTTTGGGGCTTCGATCTGGGTTTTGGCTTGGGCTTTGGCTTGGGCTTCGACTTGGGTTTCGGCTTCGGTTTAGCGCTGTAGAGTCCGCGCGGATCACCCGAGCGAACACCGAGATGGAGATGCGGCGAGCCGTTGGCCGAACCGGAGTAGCCGATGATCTGCCCCCTCTTGACCTTTGCGCCCGGCTTGATTCCCGGAGCGAAGGCGGACAGGTGGGCGTAGTAGAACTCGTTGTCCTTCGTATTAAGGTGCAACCTCAGCCCAGCCATGCGTGGGTTAGAACTGTTGAGCGCGCCGAAGGCTGAGCCGACTGTGCCGTCGGCGGCGGCGCGGATGGGCGTACCCTCCGGGATCGAGATATCGACGGCGTTATCGGACTCCCAATTCCCCAGCGAGTGTGTCCCCGCGTAGGGAGAGCCTATGAGCCTGCCTTGCACCGGGACGGCGTACTGGCCGCGTAGAAGAAGCTTCTGGGAGGCCCTCTGGGCGGGCGTGCCGCCGCCGAGCGTACTGCCGGACGCCGGATCAAGCCCGACCGTTCCTAGCGTCTGCGCCTCCCGATTGCTTAGTGCGTTGAGCAAAAGAGGGAGGACGTTGCCAGGGTCGGGAGCCGAGGGGAGCTTGGGCGCCCGGATAGACTCAACCAAATCGGTAAGCGATGAGACAGCCGTAGGCGGGAGTTCGGGCAGCGGTGTAAGCGCCGTCAGGCCCGGAAGCTCTTCCTCTGAATATCTAGGATTGCCGTAGATATCAAAGGGCATCTCACCGTCCTCGATAGCGGTAGTAGTTCGCTCGAGCGTTGTTGAGATTCACGTCCTTCACCGGGAAGCCCAGAAACGCCAGAATCTCTGAAAGCGGGGTCTTCTCGTAAGTCGCGTTCGGTGACGACTCCTCGCCCGCCAGCGCCTTCGCCAGTCGGATCTGCGGCAGGTTCTCGAACACGCTCTGCTTCGATGCGCCAGAGGAGCGAGCGAGTAGCCCGCCCACAAAGGGGTTGATCATGCCGACGCCGCTGCGCATCTCCGTGGATGAGGGGGGCTCACCACCGAAGTACGAGGCGCGCATGAGCTTGGCGAGTGCCTGCGCAGCCTCCGCCTCCTGCTTGACCGTCAGAAACGGGTTCATGCCCTGAGTACTGAGCGCCTTGACCTTCCCACCCTTCGGCTTGTCGAACAGGAAGAGAGCCCGCAGGTAGTCCTCAATCCCGTCAGGCCCGAGCTGCGCCACGCTCTCGTCCCAGCCAGCCTGCCCGAGCTTCGTCAGGAGGTTTGTCCGGCCGGGCACGTCGAGCGGCATCTTGAGCGTCACCAGCGAGATCGCGCGGTACCAGGCGTAGAAGGGGGCCACGCCGCGAAGAGCGGTTCGCTCGAAATGGGAGAGGCTGAGGTAGTCGCCCAACGCATCGTTGACCTCGCGGGACACGCGTTCGGCGAACTGCCGATCTTGCTTGAGAAGCTTTATCTCGGCCGCCCTGATGCTCCGCGTCTTTGCAGGCATCTCCTTGTAGACCTTCTTGAACTCCGGGCTCTTCTTAACAAGGTTATTTATCATCGCTAGGCGGATACGCTGCTCGATGGCGATGTCCGCCCTTCGAAGCGGCTGGGTGGTGTACTTCGCCGCCTTCTGGCCGGCCCTCGCCAGCCTGCTCGTTCCGGTGTCGAGGCCCTGAGTGCCGAAGAACGTACCGGCGACCTGCTCGGGGAAAACATCGATCGCGTCATCGAGGATCAGGCGATTGAGCACCTCTTTGTCACGAAGAAGTAGGCGCCGTACTGCCTGCGGTCCGGCGATGTCTGACATTGCTTGCAAGTAAGCCGTGAGGCCGCGAGGCCCGGCGTTCCGGATCGCGTAGAGGAGCGTGTTACCGACGACATTGTTCGTCAGCCAGCCGATGCGCAGGTTGAGCACGAGGGCTCGCCATACATCCGTTGGTTTCGTCCAGAACCACGTAAGGGCGTTTGATGAGCGGACGTACTCGCCGACGATCCTGTCGGACATAGCCTTCGGGACGACGAGCCGATTCCCAGCCGCATCGGTCACCGCGGCATCGCCTATCTTCGTGACCAGCTCCTCAGCGCCCTCCGCGCCTTCGGGGAACCACTCGGCCAGTCGGCTGTCGAACTCGCCGCCCATCCGCTCGGTGGCGGGGATCTTCTCCGCGAGGTTGCGCTTGACGTACTCGTACTTCCCGGTGGCGATCAGGGCGCTGGCGTCTTCCGGACTGACAAACTTGCCAGCGGTGGCGAGGTCGTTATGTCTGTCTACATAAACGGCCCACTTGGCCGTTCGCATGAAAGCCGGGGAGAGGGCGTCGATGTCGTAGGCGACGCGGCCCATCGTTTGCAGGATCGCGCGGTTCTTTTGCACCGGGTTACGTTGCGGTGCGCGTCCGCCTACCCCGACGTAGTTGCCCCGGTTCTCCTCGATCATCTTCTGGGGGTGGTAGATCGGCTGCCAGCGGCCCTCTTGGGCAATTTCGGAACTGATCTCGTCGATCATGCCCCGGATCGACTGACCCTCAGGAGCTTCGAGTCTCTGAGTGAGCCGCTGCGCGATGGAGCGCGGGATCGCGCCTAGCGACGTCTCCACTACCGGGACAGCCGAAAGGGATGCTGTCGGGAGTTCGACCGTCGCTTCCGATCCTTCGGCGCGGTTCACGAAATGGACGCGGCTCTTGTCGCCGCCAATGGACACGACGCGGCCGTAGTTCTGTCGATCGGCGGCTTTCACCAACGCGCCGGGAGCGACACCAGAGACCCCGTTTTCTCCGGTGAGCCCCAAGCGCCTAACCGCCCTCTCGAGCTCCTCGGGGTCGGGGACGTAACGCGCTCCTCGCGCAATCAGGATCGGCTGGTAGCGACGAATCTCCGCTGCTTCTTCCGTCAGCGCCGGGACGGTCCCCTTCTTGCCGCCCTTCTTGACCTCTCCACCGATCAGTAGCGCGGCCTGCTTGCCGGTCAGTTGCTCGGCTTCGTAGAGGGCTTGCTCGATCTTCTTCGTGGGCGCATCGACGAGCGCCAGGACTTTGGGATCGTCCATCATCGGGGAGGGAACGCCGGTGCGAGCGAGTCTTGCGCGTTCCTCGTCAAGCAGCTTGCGTGTGGGGAAGTCGCACAGAAGCCGCATGGCGACGAACTCTTCCTTACTCAGTTTGCCTATTGCAGCGTTGTATTTGCCGGGCGCCAGTTTGAGCCCGATTTGTGTTCTAAGATTTTTGTAGGCGATCTGGCGGGAGTAGCGGGAGTATTCGCCCAGCACTCGGAACTCGGGCGGGAGCTGCTTGAGCGTCTTGTCGGCGGCCAACTTGAGCCGCCTGGAAAGCTCGGAGCCGGTGACCGCCCTGGTGAGCTTCGCGCCGCTCGGAGCAGTCAGTTCAAGTGAGCGCCCGGCCTTGCCTACAACCCCGGCCTTTGCCGCTCCACCCACTCCAGCGGATGCAACGGTGAGCGCATCGAGAATCGGCCCCAGCGGGTGCTCGTAGACGTTCTCCGCGAACTGCCCGAGGTCACCGCGGAAAAGCGGGCCGTACATCTGCTTGTACGACTCAACCATCGGCTCAACGATCTTCTCTTTCGTCTCGCTGCCGCCGAGGTAATCCCACTCTCCGGTAGCCAGCCCACGGCCGACCGAGAAGTAGGCGCGCGGGCCAACACCGACCGCATCAAGGACTACCGCTTTACCCGCGCTTAGTAACCCCGGCCCGAGCCCGATCGCAGTCTCACCAGCATCCTCGAGCAAGTTACCGAGGAAGCCCCCCACGCTCTTTTTGCCCTTCTTCTTCTTTCGCGGTTTGGGCGTTCGCGAGACCGGTTCGCTTATCCCGTAACCGGATAGATCGAGGTCTCCGATCGGGGCTGAGCCGCGCCCTGACGATGGGGCTGTCGTGATCCCATAACCAGAGAGATCGAGATCGTCTGCCATTTACCCCTTCTTCCAGAGTTGGGGTGACATCTTCGAGCAGTAGGCGATGAGTTGAGAGCGAGACATCTTCTTCGCCCAGGCGATGTAACCAGCGTCCGGGTTCTGATAGCCAATCGAGGGGCCGTTGGGTGGAGGTCGAAGGCGTGCTTCTTCTTTGGCGAAGTTCGCCGCCATCGTTCTAAGCGCGCTAGTTGAGAGCTTCACGAGATCGGTGCGCCGATAGGGCCGGTCGCTTCCGGGCTTGTAGACGCGATCGAGGGACTGGCGGGCCATCTTCTCGGGGATGCCGGCGTTGATCTGCTGCGCCAGGGCCTCGCCGTACGTCTTTGGCTTTCGCTCTGTGACCGTTATCGACTTGTAAGTGTCGTTCGGTTGCTTCTCGCGCACCTTTCGCGTCTTCCTGGCGTGCGCTTCTTCGGCCAGCTTCCCAGAGGTCTGCTGGAGCTTCAGCCAGTCGCTCGGGGAGAGCCCGGCTTCCTTCGCCCATCGCTTTTCCTGTGCTGTGAGCCGCTCGCGCTGCATGTTGAGCGACTGCTGGCGCTGATTGAGTTGAGCCCTGCGATAGGCATTGAGGTCGGACTGCTGCTGCACGTCCAGCCCGAACGCCTGCTGGGCCATCATGTTCTCGAACTGCTGCTGCTGGGCTCGAGCGCGATTTTCTTGGATCATCGCGAGAACTTCCTGGATCATCCCTGGCCGCTTGAGATTGATCTGGCTCCGTTGTGCGCCGATGTCCTCGAAAACGTCCTCGGCCTGCTCCTGAGCCTGCCGAAGGTACTGCTGCCCGGCGCTTGCCATCGTGGTCGGGAGCTTCGCAGCGGCAGATGTCCAGCCCGCTCCTTCCCGCTCGAATGAGGAGGCGGGCAGGTAGCCGGATACGCCATAGAGCACGTCGGCCGCAGGAGTGGAGGTGGTGATCTGCTGAGCCTCGGGAGCACCCGACTGTTCGAGGATCTGATTGGCCGATCCGGCGTTCTGGGCCTGCTGTTGGTTGAAGGCATCAGAGAAGCCTCGGCCGAACGTGGCCTGGTTAGCCCCAGCCTGCTGGTAGGTTTGCTGGACAACCGGCGAGTAGCCCTTGGCCATCTCAGCCGTGGTGGCAGTGAGATCGTTGATGAACTGCTGGCGTCGCGCCGCATCGGCCCGAGCTCTCTCCTCCTGCCTCGTGATTTCGGCCAGAACGGGGTTGAGTTCGGCGTTTACCAATCGCTGCGCCTGCCGCCGATCTTTCTGGGCCTGGGTCAGCTTGGGCTTCTTGGGCTTCACGGGCTTCTTGGGCTTTGCAGGCTTCTTGGGTTTCTTAGCCATGTCAGCCTCTCAGAAGGTGATGTAGCGGTAGCTGGGATTACCGAGGGTGTCGAGGAGCGTTTGAAGGGTGCCCGCCCCGCGCGGTCGGCGGCTATCTGGCCCGGTGTCGCGGCGCACCGGACCTCTGGGGTGCGTCGGATCTTGCGGCCCCGATGGACCGCCGGGAGGCGGCTCTGGCATCGGAGGCGGGGGGGTGGGCGGCGGCGGATGGGTCGGATCTTGCGGCCCTGGGATTGGAGGTGCGCCGGGGTCGGAAGGATTCCCGTCGTCGGGCATCTCGTCTCCTCCGCCTCCGTCGTACGGACCGGGCGGGTCTACGCCGTTCGGGTATTGCTGGAGGACACGCGTATAGGCTTCGGAAAGTGCCTGCGCGAGAGCTAGCTGTCGCGCCCTTTCGGCCTCGGTGTAGCCGGACTGCGAGCCCGTCAGATAGTCGAGGAGCTGGCGCCGCGCAGCGTACTGGCGCTGCACATCCGCTAGTCCTTCTTTTTGAAGCCCGTAGCCGGTGTCGCCGGATCGGAGCATCCCACGACTCGCAAGGGCGTTTACTAGACCACGCTGGGCATCCCGATAAGCCTTCTGGAGTTGCGCTGCCATCGAGGTACCCGCCGCCGTGTTCGCTTGGGCGAGTTGGTTCGTCTGCGCGTTCATGATCTCGGCCGCATCTGCGGCTGTGATGCCAAGCTGCGCGGCGATCGCGGCTGGGTCGAGGGTCTGCCCGAAGTCGATCAGTGACCTGCGCATGGCCGTATCGCGGGATGTCTTGTCGGCTATCGCTTGCGCCTGTGCGTTAGCGATGGCTTGCTGGTAAATCGGGTCAGCATCTATTAGCGCTTGCAGCGCAGGGTCGATGGGCATTTCACCCCCTAATCAGGTCTAATGGGCGAGGCAGCCATTACGCCGCCTCATACGAGAAGCTGAGCCAGATGCGATCGGACACCGCCCAGGTCCAGGGATTAGCGTGAGTCACCGGACTGGTCGCGCTATCAATCCGGAGCACGACTCGGTTCACAGAGGCGTAGTAACACTCGACAAGTTTCGACGTGGACGTTGAGCTATCGAAGAGCCACCCGTGCCCGACGATCGCGATCGCCGCCCCCGTGCCCACACCAGTGACTGGCAGCGACACGTAGTAATTCCCGCTGCCAGGGTCGGCACCGGTCGTACCAAAGGTGATCGTCGCCGAGCCATTCACATGTTTCCCGATGACTACACGGCGGCCAGCAACGAATGCTCCATCTCCCAGCGTCGGGTTGGTGACTGAAGCAGTCAGCGCGGGGGTGTAGGAGGCGTACGTCGGGATGGTGAGCTTCGTATCGGCATACGTCTTGACGGCCTTCTCGCTCGGTATGTCGGTGTCCGAGTTGTCAGCGAGCGTGCCGTCCGTCGAGATCGCCGTCCAGCCGTCACCACGTAGATAGTGAGTGGCTGCGCCGGGGTACCCCGCCAGTTCGTCGATGTCCAGCGAGCCCGCGAGATACAGTCCTGTATCCGGGTCGTAGTAGATCTGCATTAGCGATAGAGCATCCCCATAAGCCGGAGGATGTCGGCGATTGGCGGCAGGGGTGTCCCCTTCGGAATCGGCGGGATCCTCTCAGGCAGGGGGCCTGGATATGGAACCGGGATCGGAGTCCCCTTCGGAATCGGCGGGATCTGCTCAGGCGGGATCGGAGTCCCCTTCGGAATCGGCGGGATCCTCTCAGGCAGGGGGCCTGGATATGGAACCGGCGGAACTTTCCCCGGCTTCGAGCCGGTCGCAGGGCCGGCAGCCGGGGCTAAGAGGTAAGACACTTCGGGGGAGACGATCCGGGGGTGTATTAGAAAGCCCATTTACGCTTACTCCTTAGTGTGTTACCCTGGGTTCATGCTGTTAGCACCGTCAGTGACAGCCGCGCTTGCCTTCTTCGCCAGTGGGCCAGTGGCGGTACAGTGTCCGGGAGATCTAGGTGTAGACAACGTCGGGCACGCAGACACGAAACGCCGGATCGTCTCGTTATTGGATTACGAGTGCGCGAGCCTCAACCGTTTTGCTCGCTCACGCATCTTGCCATCGCCGATTCAGATAGCCCCCGGTGAGTGGAATCATCCGGATGCCGATCTCGCTGATGCGATGATGCTCGCGATCCATGAAGCGACACACGTCCGCGACCCAAACGCCGGCGAAGCTACCGTCCAGTGCTTCGCCGTGAGAAACGTCGCGAGCCTCGCGAAGCGCTTGGGCGCTAGACGTACTGACCGGATGCGGCTTGCACGGCTCGCACGGTGGTCATGGCGCGAGATGATGCCGCTTCGCTACCAATCACCGTGCTAATACACGGGCGTGGTGTGGTGATTACTATCCCAGCACCCCGTAGCCATAGAGCTTGAGATAGTCGTATTGCCCGAGAGCAAACGGGGTAGTTGCATTCACGTTGGTTAACGTGGCATACGCTCCGGAAGTGGCGAGCACCGTGAGGTCCATCGAATTATGTCCGTTAACGCGCTGTGCTATCAAGCCTACGGTGGTAGAGCTGTATGTGAACGCGTCCGTATAGTTCATAATGTGGCAAGTGCCGCCCATGTTCGCGTCAATACCCGCTGGGAGAGAGACACCTATGTCCCCGGAGACTGATGTGGTCGAGCCGAACCTGAAACCTATATAGAAGAGGGTTAGATCGCCGATTGTGCAGACAGTGCCGGTATTTAATGTGGCATTACCGACGGTCAGGTTTATCCACGTTGGCGTGAAGTTCGTCGTAAGAACAGGATTGGCCCACTTCACACCAGCGGCTTGCGTCGAGTCGGCAGTGAACACTTGTCCGTTCGTCCCCACCGCTACCCGTGCTGGCGTTGAGGCAGCCGTAGCGGCGAAGGTATCGCCCTTGGCAGTGAGGATGGTCTTGTCGGTCATCTTCGCAAGCAGCGCGGCTACGGTCGCCTCGGCTACCGACGGGTTGACTCCCAGTTCGGCCTGAATCGCGTTGATCGCAGCGGCGATGTTCGCGTGGATCTGCGAATGGTCTTGCCCAGCCGCGTTTAGCGTCTCGGTCGACTCGATCGTCGAGTCGAAGGTGTCGATACCTGCCGGGTAGGCGGTCGCGCCTGTCTTTACGCTCAAGAGTCACCTCCCCATTGGTAGGTCGCATCGCCCCATGTCGCCGTTGCATCGCCCCAGGTAGACGCAGGATCGGCGGCGATCTTCTGCCACGTCCCGTCGCCGCGCAGGAAGTAGCGATTATCGGCCGGGTAGCCCTCGGTCTTCTTGATTTGCAGAAACCCGTTCACCTGCGAGATCGGTATGTCCGGCATGATGAGAGGCGTGACGTTCGCCAGCCAGGACTTGAATACCTCAGGAAAGTACGTCGGGTTAGAGAGCAGTTTGATGAGTAACGCTTTTTCGTTATCGGTAAGCTTCGTGTCGTCCGGCTTGGTCTTTCCGGCGAAGCTGCGGACGATCAGGTCCTGATCTTTCATAGACTGTCCTAGCTAGTACGCGACCGCTCCATACCGAACACATCGGCGTCCATCCCGTAGAACCGGAAGTCCGCTGCCGCATTTGAACGGGTCAGCCGTAGGGCGATCCCCGACGACTTCTTATTGACCTCGACCCTACTGCGCGTTTTCTCCGTCGTCTCAGCTTGGGCACTACCTACGTTCGTATAGGACGTAGACTCGGGCGAGAGGATGTATGAGAGTTGGAATGTCGGATTGTCGGATGCCGCATCGGCTAAATAGTAAGATGGATAGACGGCTCGCCACGTTTTTAGTCCAGTGGGTCCTTCGTAATAAAGCGTCTCAATAAGACTCGCAACCGGCGTACCGTTTGCATCGTTCTTGACGGCGGCAGTCTTCTCGAAGGTCGAGGATAACTCGCCCACATAGGGCGCATCGCTTCGGCCGAAGTAGAGATATGGCCCGCTTGACCAGAAGTTTCGTGCCGGAATGTTTGACCAGCGCCAGGCACGCCGCAATGGAAGGTCGATAACATACGCCGAGTCTGCCATCGTGATAACGTAGTACCGATCGCCGAGAATGCCCGCATAACTGCTCTCTTCGCCCGCAGTCGCGATAGTTTGCCAGTAGCGCTTCAGGCCACAATCGAGCGTCAGGTCTGATATCGATGCACCGTCCGTCATGAACACGCCGTCTCGATTCGCCCATATCACATATCCACCGGATTGCACGATCGACGTGATATATGGCGCTTGAGAGACCGCGAGTGTGTCGTGTGTGATATCCGATTCGGGGGGTGCTATCGAGCCACGCAAACGCTCAATGCCGTGATCTGTGAAGATCAGAATGGCGCGATTGACCGTGACGAGGCCCTTGATTTTATGGTCGGCATCGATCCACGCGGCCGAGGTGTCCCAACTCTCTGGGTCCCCGGCGGCAGAGAAGTAGACTCGGTTCGGCAGAGCGGTCGTGCCGCCCAGGACGAACCAGTCATTGAACACGCTGGAGAACTTTGCCAGTGGGGGAGAACCCGCGAGTGCTGATATCGTCGCCCCGTTGTATTTTTTGGGGTAGTTGTTACCCCAGTAGTCTGTAAAGATGACACACTCGCGATAGAAGCGGCCACCCCGGGCAGCGAATCCGAGAGCGCCGAGATCGCTCGCTACAGTCGAAGATGTGATCTTGTAAAGCTCGCCGTCTTCATCCACACAGAGGTTCTGATCCCCCGCCGAAAACGGGGCGACGAGGCCGCTGACTACATAGGAGGCGGTGGCCTTGATAGTCGAAAGGTCGGGCGAGGCGTGTGTCCAGCCACCTCGCTCTTGCAGGCCGGCGCCGCCGAGTACCACGTCTCGCAGATCCCAGGCCGCATCCTTGGGGAGCATGTGCCGGGATACCTCTCGCCGCATCCCCTTCTCAAAGGAGACCTGGAGCGTCGCTGGGTTGGACATTTACCAGTCCGCTGAATTGTCGTGCGGGACGATTCGGCGCGGGCCAACCCTCGCCCTAGGCAGTCGGCGACCGCCCATCCGCCGCATGTTCTTGCGGATGCGGGCAACCATCTGCTCGTATTTCATCCGGTAGAGCTCGCCGGAGTCGTCGTCGCGATCATCCGACATCTCGGAGCAGGCGTACCAGAAAAGGGCCTTATGCCACTGTGCGGGGATATCGGAGGGGGTGTCGCCAGCCACTGCGAGGGCAGTTGGGCGTGGAACGTAGTAGTAGTAGAGCGTATCGGCCGAGGCCGGGGTGGGCCAGAGCATCAACGTCATGCCATCCACTGCATAGCGGGTCACGGGATCGGCCGAATCGCAGTTGGCCCGAAGCCTCAGGATTTCTTCCGGTGTGACACGCTGGGCGCGGTAGTCCAGGCCGCCCGAGACGATCTTTGAGACTTCGGTGATCTCCAGAACGGTGGTAGCAGGGATTGTGTAATCGGCTGTACCTGCTACCAGCGAGAGGGTGGTCGAGGACACCTTGCAGCGCGTCCGGAGTAGCACGTCCGCGTAGGCTTCGTTCAGGTACTCCAGGCAGGCGGTCGTATCGTCGTTACCTGTGCGCCTCGTAACGGAAGTCTGAAGCTGGGCGAGAGTTGACAATGCGCTCTCCTAGTTACTGCCGGTCGTTGTTCTCGCCGCGCTTGGCCTGCTTGGAGCGCTTGCGCTTACCCAGCGTCTTACGGCGCTTCCGCGTCTTCCGGACGGCACCAGTAAGACCGGCCCGGCGAGCCAACTAACGGCCCTTCTTGCGCCAGCGTTTCCAGGGCTTCAGACGTTCCCCAAGATAGAACTCGTCGAAGGTGGAGACATGGAAGCGGCAATAGCAATGCGGATGGGCACACTTGCGGAGGATCTTGAACGGCCGCCAGCTCGCTGGCTTTCGGCACACAGCACAGCCGTCGTGCTTGGCGGAATCGAACTCGGACGGCTCGTCGAGATCGACGCCGAGGCAGCCGCGCGGACAATCAAGCCGTTTGATGTGTTCCGAGCAGACCGAGATCGGTTTCCCTAGTCCGTGCATGTATCTCGCACCCTTCTTCCACGCTCGATCGACTCGGCCATCCAGTCCTCGAACCACGGCTGGGCGTTCATTCGGTTGGGCGCGTATCCCCAGGGCAGAACTTCCAGAGGTAGATCGACTCTCTTGATACGCGACGGGATCGAAACGAGCGCCTCGGGGTAGAGGTAGAAGATATCGTCGCGGGGGTAGAGCCGGTCGTACTTGGCGAACGCCCTGTCGGGAATGTCGCGGTCGAGGATCGCACCGGCTCCGACGAACACGGAGTCGTGGAGATCGCGTCCAGCGACCCAACCGGGCGCCATGTTGGCGCAGATCACGCCGGGCTCGTAGGCGCTAAGAATCCCCCGAATTGTGTCCACCGGAAGCACGATGTCGTCGTCCTGAAAGAACACCACGTCGTGTTTCGCTTCGGGAAGCGCGGCGTAGCGACCGAAGGTCTTGAGGTCGCTACGCCTGGAGTTGTCCCAGATCACCACGTCTTCGACCCCGGAGGCGGCGATCGACTGCAAGATCCGCGATAGGTCTACGTCTCCTCGCGTTACTAAGACGGCCGATACTGCATCGACGGTTAGCAATCAAAACACCGTTCGACAAGCAGCGGCCTTCGTTCCTCGTACCAGCCGTCGGTTGTGGATACTCGACCCTCCCGGTATGCCTGCGGCAGGTTTTGGTGGCCGCCGTCGATGGTCTTTACCTTCGTCAGTAGTCCGAACACCCCATCGCAGACGTGGTGAGTGAAGTAGCGGTCGAACGGATAGCGGGCCAGGTAGCGTTCAAAGGCTGTGGTAGGAAGGTCGCGGTCATAGATGCCACCCTTGCCGTTCCAGGGGATGTCCAGAGGCCATTCGGAGGGGTGGTTGATCGTCAATACTTCTGGTTCGTAGGCTGCGAGTAGCTGATTGATGCAAGGGACCAGCACGTCATCGTCTTGCGTGTAGATCACTTCGTGTTTGGCCTCTGCGCTAGCGGCATAGCGGCCATAGACGCCGAGGTCCTCCCGGATACTGTTGTCCCACACGATCACATCATCGAACGGCAGAGTAGAGAGGATCGGACCAAGATCTACATCGCCGCGAGTGACGAGGATAGCGGAGACTCCGTTGGCGGAGATCACGCAGCCTCGCGCAGCGCTATCGCCCGTCGCTGCATCTCTGCCTTCCGCTCCGCTGCTCCGCTATCGGTGTATATCCGCCCCGGCCCGCTCGCGTAATCGAGCACTTCGTAGCCGAGATCGAAACGCCGATATGGAGTCAGCATTCCCACCACTACATCGCAGTAGCGGTAGAAGAGATCGTCTTCCGGGTATACATCTAGGTAGCGGTCCAGCGCCGGGAAGGGAAGGTCTCGTGGAACCAGCGAACCGGCCCCCACAAGCGCCTGGTCAAACTTGTCGTAACCCGCTAGCTCGTACCACGGGGAGGGCATGTTGACGGTCATTAACCCCGGTTCGTAGAGAGCCATAAGTTCGTCGTGGGCAGTGAAGATCAGATCATCGTCTTGGTAATAGACAACCGGCCTAGTGGTCTCCAGCGCAGCCAGGTAGCGCCCATAGCAGCCCCGGCTGTATCCCCGTTCGCGATCGTTCCAGATGCGGAGTTCGGTGTAGGGCAGGGTGGCGCGGATCGGCCCGAGATCGACGTTCCCCCTAGTGACGATGACGGCGGCGATATCATCTATGGAGATCACTGATCGAACCAATTATTGAACTCTGGGCCGGGGAGGGTCTTGCGACGATGGTGCCTGCGCATCTCAAGCCGATTCTGATCCCAGATCGCCTGCGTCTTCGTTCGACAAGACGAGTTGGGGAGATAGAGGTAGTAGAAGCAGGTCTTGTCTGTATAGGCGAACTTGTAGCCGCGATTTGCGAAGTCAATCCACAGATCCCAGTCGTAGTCACCGCCGACGCCGGGATGGTATCCGCCCATCTCCACCAGCACTTCGCGGCGGAACATCGCCACGCCGTAAGCGTAAGTCGTGTTCCACTCCCATAGCTGCTCCACGGTCGGATTGCGGATCTCGGGCAGTTCGGATCGCAGGACCCCGCTACCTTCCCAACCCTCGATATTCGGGGATGTCACTCTCCGCATTTGTGGCACTACTGCGTGAGCGTCGCCGATCGCGCTAAGACACTCACTGATGAAATTGTTTTCGAACCAGTCGTCGCCACCGATTATGACCACGTATTCGACTTCGTCTGGGAGCGCCATCAGACCGGCGTTGAAGGCACTAGCGCCGCCGCGATTGGTGACGCGCAGGACTCGCACATGATCGTGCGAGTCCTCGTACTCGCGAAGCACCCCGTACGAGCCATCCCTGGAATCGTCGTCCACGATAATGTGGAGAACACGCGCTTCGGTCTCCTGATTCGTGACCGCTTCGAGTATGTTCTTGATGTAGTTGACCTGGTTAAAACAGGTCGTGACGACAGCTACGACGGGAGGCATCTCTTCTTCGTTCTCCGGCGTTTTCCTAGCTCTTCGCTAGATGCGGCTTAGTCAGCGCGATGATCTCTTCGTGGAAGATAGGCTTCGAGTGGAGCTTCTTCAGTGTCCCCGAGAGAAAGTGGAAATCGCCGCAGGCGCCCACTATCCCGGTGTAGTTCTTCTTGTGCGTCCACTTGCCGAGCTTGCGGGGGATGTTCGGAACAACGCACATTGGACCGCCGACTCCGCAGAGGCGAAACTCCGGTTTTTCCCAGAGGATGTTCCCGGCCCCGCTCTTCATCTTGAAGATGTGGATGGTGCCGGGGTTCTTCGCGACTTCTCGGCGGATGGTCTCGAGCGCGCCCGGCGCAGCGATATCGTCATCGTCCGCCCACCAGAGGTGCGAGCCGGTGGCTTTCTTGATCGCCGCGTCTCTGGTTGCGTTCCCCTTGAAAACGTTGTCGCGACGAAGCACGAGGATCTCATCCCCGTCGCCGATCTGAGTAGCTAACGATTCAAGGGTCCGGGAGAGTGAATCCCGGCCGCTAGTGGCGACGATGATAGACAGAGTTACACTTTTACCCACGGCGGAACCCACGGGCCGGGCCTGAGGCCAGTCTCACGTTCGTATTTCTCCCTTCGCTCGTCATCCTCAGCGAGAGCGTCCTCTAGCTTCTGTGTCGGGCCGACCCACTTTTCGCCCCGGAACTCGGCGGCGATGTCGGCCCGCTGCTTGGTTTGGATGCCATCGCCCTCATAGGCGCAACCGGGCAAATGCCGCTCCTTCTCCTTTCGGCACTGCGCTTCAGTGGCCGTCAGAAAGGGGATCGGTTGCAGTTCCCAACAGCGCAGACAGGCACGCCCCTCTCTGATCCGCTGCCAGTTGTCACGTGAAAACGTAAAGTCGTAGTGGTCGTAGGTCTTGTCGCCGTCTACCCAAACGTACTCGGGATCAGACTCGATCGCCGCTACGGTGATCGGCGTGTGCTGCCAGTCAGTCACGCGAGTACACCTTCTTGCTAAAGAGCTTGTGAAGCGCCCATAAAAGGATGAGAACACCGACGCCTTCTATGAGTCCAAAGAGATACCAATCGAACTTGCTCATCCTTCGATCGCCTCTTCCCACCTGCTTATCCAGTGTTTGATCTGCCGCTCGGCTAGTACGTACTCACGGGCCTTCCGGCCCATCTCTCTGACCTCGTCGGAGTGGCGAACGCACCACTGGATCGTCCGCTCGAAGTCCTTGCCGGTCTTGCAGAAGAGCGCAGGCTTGCCCTTCATCGGACGGTACGCCTCCACGTCCGAGCAGACCGAGACCGCTCCGACCATCCCGTACTCAAGCGCCTTCACGTCTGACTTGCAGTCCGCCCAGTGACCGGGATAGAGCGCACATATCCCGATGTCCGGGTTGATGGCAGCGAGCCGCTGGCGATGTTCTTCCATCGAGTTCGTCCAGCCGAGCCGCTGGAAGCGCCCCCTCCAACTGGGGGCCGTATAGCCGACCAGATAAACCTCGACGTTCGCCTGCTTGACCGCCCACTCCAGGGCTCGACGGACCAGCGGGGCGTCTATGTGATGCGAACCGGAAGCCGACCAGATGATCTTGAGTGGGCCGTCCTTCGGCTTCGGCTCTGCCCAATCGTCGGGGTTGACAGAGTTCGGACAGTGGTAGACGTGCTCGTTGACTTCCGAGTAGACCTCGCACAGCCGCTCGGTCGAGCAGATAACCCCGTCCGCCCATTCGGCGATGCGGCGGTTTGCCGCGAGTGAGGGCTTGTCGCCGTCAGCGCTGGCCCCGCCTCTAGCAAAGTCTGCCTGCCAGTCCCGCATCCCAGGCGCGAGGGCAAGATAGTTGTCGTCCACCTCCATCAATACGCGGAAGCCCTGCTCCGAGAGCAGGGCCATGAGTACTCCGCGTGTTGCGTTGCCGACGTACTGCCAAATGGACGCCTGTCCGATCTGGGCGGGGATTCGGTACTCCCCGTTCTCACAGACGAGATCGCTTGCGATCAGCCCGTTGACCCGGCCAGGCAGTTGCTTGGCTGGGACCGTGCAGCGCCAGTAGGTAGTCCCCGGTGTGGCTTGCCGCCACCACGTCGCCCTAGGCGGTGACAATCTCCTCAGCCTCCGGAGCGGCCACCAGCTCTTCCAGAGCCGCGATGACCTCCGAGCGGTTGAGATGGCCCCGCTCGTAGTGGAGCACCGTCTCCGGATCGAGCCCCATCAACTTGGCGGTCTCCACGATCTGCTCGGCCACCATCTCTATGGAGCGGCGGCCCTGCTTCACGAGCGAGTCGTACTTAGGCCACGGAGCCGGAACCTTAACCGGCTCGACCTCGATATAGTCAATGCCGTTAGCGCCGTAGGAGCGCATAAACTCCTCGACATCCTTTCTGACCGTGCCCGGGGCGGCTTTCTCGACCAACTCCATCTCGGCCCATTGCTTGTTGAGCATCGGGTCGTCGGTGTCGTAGACCGAAAGCCGACAGCCGGGGCCGGAGAAGGGATCGACCGGCGTTACCTCATCCTGCTCGATCGTCGTGCCGACGATCTTCAGGAGTTTGCGCGCGGCCTCCCTCTCGTATTCGCGGGCGATCCCGTGCTGGAACTCGGCGACAACGCCGTGGCGGATGATGCGCCGCTGACCGCCTGCTAGGAGTTCGGAGAGCGGCTTTCTGACACCGAGACGATAGCGCCGATACTTAGCGATGAAACGGGCCATTCTGATTTCCTCCGTAGGAGGGGGGGCAGCCGAAGTGCCGCCCCCCAGTTACCAAGTAGGTGACTCCACAGGAAGGGGCTACTTACGACGTTGAGCCGGAAGTGACGCCCTTGATGATGAAGTGTGTTGCCTCCTGCGCGACCTCGAACGTGAGTTCGGTGAGGAACTCGTGCGTGGTCTCGTCAGCATCGTTCGCCTGGCGATTCCGCAGGAGCTTCGTGTTGCGTGTTTTGAGCGGCCGGATCTTCACGTTCGACATGTCCACGCCAACCGCCCAGGTGCCGTAGTACGTGCCGGTAACGCCGAAGTCGTTCCAGTCGCGCTTAGTGATAAGCGGCACCTTGTAGCCGTACGCGCCAGAGATGTACGCATCGACCTTGGCGCCCCACAGCCTCTCGCTCGGCCCGGCGGGCGCCATACGCTCGCGCAGGAACTTCGAGATCGACTGGCTGAAGAGCGGCGAGCCGAAGAGCACCTTGTTCCGCGAGCCGTGTTGCAAGCCGTCGCGGAGGTAGCCTTCCAACTCGTCCTCGCCCAGAGCGCCCCCGACGTCATCAACGTTCGAGGAGAGATACTCCACGAGTCCGCCCGCGTAGCGGGTCGGTTCCGAGTCGCCGGAGTGGGTCTGGCTGTCCCGAGCACCCCAGAAGGCCAGCTGCTCGATCGAGCGCTTGTGCTCGATCAGCTTCTTCTTGGCCTCGAGCGCCGGCTCCTGACCGCCGTAGCGTTCGATGGCTACGTTGGTATTAGTGAAGCCGAACGGGTGCCGGACGATCTGGGTGTAGTTGTAACCCAGTACCTTTTTGGTGATCTTCCGCTCTCCGAGCGTCGCACCTTCCTTGGCGGCGTTCGAGATGATCACCAGCTCTGCGCCGGATGCCGAGGAGGCAGCGGCCACGTCGCCGATCGATCGAACGACCGTGAGGGTGTCGGTGGACACGGAGGTTACGCGGTACGCCTCGCCCGTGAGAGCGTTGCGGACCACGTCCTTCGCGCGGAAGTAGTCTCCCTCGCCGGTCGCCACGGTGAGCGTGGTCGCCCCAGAAGTAGCGGAGGCTGCCAGTGACGAGATGCGGGGAAACAGCTCATCTTCGAGCCAATTGACCTTCTTCGAGATCGCTTCCTTCGAGGCGATCTGTTGAAGCATGGTTGTGAACTGTGACTCGTCGGGGTCGAGGTACTTGATGTCCTCGGCCATATCGACTACGAGCTCGTCTGCGAGCACGTCGCCGGTATCGACCAGCCCAGTAAGAACGGTAGGCATTTACTGCTCCGGTTGGTAGAAGTTGCGCCCGTTTAGGGCAGGGCTTCCTCCGAACCGGGGTGTCTCACATCTACTGCGTGAGGCCCTTGCTTAGGGAGGTAGAGTCGTCTTTGAGAAAGGCCGAGAATTGCTCGTGCCACTCATCGATCGGCTTCTTTTGGGTCGTCTCGGTGGACGACGTAGCAGACGCCACGGCAGCCTGGTGTTTCGCAGCTTCCTGGCTCTGCTGGTCTTCCTGAGCCGCTTCTTGAGCGGCTGAGGCGAGGGTATCGCCTACGCGGCCTCGCGCTTTTGTGTAGAGGTAGTCGAACGCCTCTACCTTGACCTCGGCGGAGGGGTCCTCCGCGAGCATCTTGACAATGCGGGGAGTCTCTTTCGCGATCTCCTGCATCGTCTGTAGGTACTGATCCACATCGGGATGTTCCCTAGCGAATCTCGTGAGAGCGTCCTGGTAGTCCTGATCGGCCGCTCGCTGTTGGAGCGGCGCGGTGGCGCTAGAGAGACGCTCGTCTACTTGGCGGGCGAACTCGGCATTTCGCTGGTCGTTTACCCACACTGAGGCAGCGAATGGATCTGCTTCCTTCCAGGCTTCCAACGCCATCGCCGTAGTAGCAGCGTCGCCAGCCTGATAGGCGAGAGTGGTTGCCTTCGCCGGATCGTCCTCGATCAGTTGGGCTAGGGCGCTGGCATCGTAGCGCGGCTGTTTAAGAGACTGCTGGACAGCTTCGAGTTGGCGACGAAGCTCCCCTACTTCCTGCCCCTGGCGCCCAACGAGGCTTTGGGCTTCCGCCGCCGCGACCAACGCCTTGTCCACGTCGCCGTCGTATTTCTCCAACAACGTCTGGACACGCGGGTCCTGACTCTTCGAGACGAACCGGCCCTTCTCGTCTCGGGCTAGAGCTTCCGGTTCCTCCTCGGTTTCCTCTGTCTCTTCTTCTGTCTCTTCGGGTTCCGGTCCAACCTCTTCGGCCGGAGTGTCGGATGCGGTAGCGGCCGCCTCGCTCTCGAACGCTGCTTCCAACTTTGAGTCGAGAGCCTGATCGGCGGCTACCTCCCCTTCGGTGATTGGAGGCACTATGCCTTCTCCTTGCTCTGCCGAAGGGATTCCTTGAGAATCGTGTCTTCGGCTTTTTCCACGACATCTCTCAGCTTTTTCAGCATGTAGAGAGCGCCGCGTGTGTAGTAAACGTCGTCGAGGGTGGGAGCTTGGTTCGCGATGAGTACCTTGACCAGCCGGGCCTTCAGCTTCTCTTCGATCTCCCGAAGCGCCCGCTCGTAGTCGGGCCAGGCCGGGTGCTTCTTCAGCGCCGCGAGGCTGGCTGCTCGCTCCAGGATGAGCTGATCTATCTGCTTCTTCACTACTGATTCACCGGTCCTCCCGCCATCGCGCCCATCTGTTGCTCGGCTGCAACGGGCGACTGGCTGAAAGCGTTCGAGGGACTGTTAATGTCGGCCGCCTGCGGCGCGGTCGCGCCCGGCTGGCCGGGTTCAGGCGGCTGTCCTTGCTGGGGAAGCTGGGCCTGTGGTTGAGCGGTGTAGTAGCGGGCTTTGTCGCGCTCCCCGAAAGCGTCCAGGTAGTCGTCCATGAAGGACTTGAGGTTGAGCGGGTTGCCCGTCGCCTGGAACACCGGGGCCGCGTTGACGGCGACCTGGAGCTTGGCCTGTGCCTCTGCCCGCTTCTCCTGCCGTACCAGCGACTCGTCCATCGCCTCGACCTTCACCTTGAGGTCGAGGTCCTGCCAGTGGTCGGGATTGATCTCCATGAAGGCCGGCAGGCCGTCCTCACCAACGATCTCCTGCCAGCGCGTCTCGGTGAGGAACTGGCGGTCCAGCTCGATGAACTGGTTGGCTACCGCCGCGTCCGCTACGGTGAAGTTCTGCTTCTTTGCTGCAATCCTCCGCTGGGCTAGGTTCGTGATGATCGAGACACCCGTGGCGGTCTGCTGGTCGATGGTCGCGGACTCCGTGCCGGTCGCGAAAGGAAGCCCGCCGACGATGTTCTGCATGTCGCCGCGCAGCATCTCTTCGGTTCGGAGCGAGGCTTCGGCTGGATATGGATTCAGCTCCAGGGGCTTGACCTGATCGGTGTCGTCAACTTCCCACTGGGCGCCCGGTGCGTACTCGAAGGAGTTAATGTCGTCCACGTCGGAGCGGATCAGGATGATCGCGTTGTTAAGCAGTTGCACGTTGTCGAGCCGCTGATTCATGAACGCCCACAGAAGCTCTTGCAACTTCTCCAGGAACTCCACGTCCGAGAGGCCGCGCAGCCGGAACGGGTAGGGCATCGGGGAGGAGATGGTGAAGGGGAACTCGTCGTGCCAGAAAGGCCCGTTCTGGTCGCGCAGTAGAGCCTTGCGATTGCCGATGACCGTAAGCTCCATCGCCCCATTCGGGGCTTTGTGCCAGGTTTCGAGCAGCTCTACGTCGTCCTTGTCGGGCTTGAAGCCGAAAACGTCGTTCGACTGGAAGGCCGCTGCCTGAGCAAAACCGCGCGACTCCTTGAGCGCATCGACATTCGAGTAGATGCCGTTCGGATTGTCCTCGGTCTTTTCCAGCCGCTTCAGTTCCTTGAAGGGCATGTAGACGCGGTGCGTGACTCGCTCGGCTTTCTCGAGCGAGATAGCGTTCTTGGGGACGATGAAGTGGCGAACGTCCACGACCTCGCAGGTCGGGTCGTCCTTGACCACAACCTCCTCGGTGACCGTCTGCCAGCGCTCGATTCCGAAGCGTCCGAGAACGGGCATGGAGCGGAGTTGCCGGTAGGTGCGGTCGCGCTTCTGGTAGGCCCAGGCCGTCTTATCGACAGAGACCCCGCAGACGAGCCCTTGGATGCGGTGGACGCGGCGACTGGCTAGGAAGCCGGACACGTCAGCGACGTAGCGCAGCCGGGCTTCGAGAGCCTGACAGGCGGCGCGGTAGATCTCGATATCCTCGGGAACGGAGGTAACCGAGCGCGCCCCGACCTTCCAGCCGGGGTTGGGGTCAATCAGGGAGGCGGCGATCGTCTCGATCTCTTGCAGGACGTAGGCCGGGTGGGCTTTGTTTGTCCAGGAGGCCGCGTCCTTCTTCTGGTCGAGATGACCCCGGTAAGCGTCGTAGCGCTTCTCACACTCCGAGACGAAGCTCTCGTGCTGCTCCAGGTCCTCGTCGAACTGATTGAGGAGCGTCTGGGGGTCGCTAGACGCCACGCCGCATCATCCGGGGTGAGAGCTTCCCGGCCATCGCGCCGTCCTGCTCCTTCTGACGTCCAGCGAGAATCGCGTAGAGACGCTGTACGGTCCCGGCAAGAGCCTGCGAATCCTGGTCGTCGGGCTCCATCTGGAGGGCGGCCTGAAGGTGCTCGATCCCGACCTTGAGATGGTCTTCGGCAGACATTCCTTGAGACTGCGGGGGAGCTGCCGGTTCGGGTGCTGGAGCGGCATATCCGCCCTGCGGGGCCATCATTTCCATGAGTGCTTCGGACATGCCACCTCCTAAGCGGCGATCGGTTGATAGAGCGGCTTGCGCTTCGTTTTGCGCTTGGGCCGCTCGGGGTGCTCACCGAACAGCCGGTACATCTCCAGCGCCCCGGCGCAAGCCATCACGCAGTCGTCGTTGCAGCCGTCCTGAGCGCGGGGGGTGGTGCCGGTTTCGCGATTGACGAACGTGCGGCATTCGTCCCAGAGTTGCTGCGTCATAAACGGAAGCGTTCGCTCCCGGATCGCCTTACGCAACTGCGTGAGGATCAACGGCCTAGTGTGGATGTTGGTCGGGAAGCCGATCGTCTTGGCTTCCTGGAAGCCCTGGCGGTTCGAGAAGCGGTGTTTGTAGAGGTTTGGATAGGGCGGCCGGGCCGACTTACCATCCCGAAGGGATATGGTCACAGCCTCGCCGAAGCCGCCCGCGACCTCAACAGCGATCAGCGCAGTGTTGTACCAGCGGCCGAGGAAGTGGAGTTGCTCGGCGAACAGGTCTTGATCCAGCTTGCCGCGAAACTCGGCACAAAGCCTCGGTTCGGCTAGGTCGATTACGTAGGCTGCCGAGTAATCCTCGCCCCTACCCGTCGCCGGGTCGGCGAAGATAGCGTATTTGTGCGTCTCATCAGGCGGGGAATAGACCCCGATCCGTCCCTGCTCCCACTTCCGAAACTTCGCCTTCCTACCCTCTGCGTCGAAGTCGAAGGCGAACAGGGGCTCGGGGATGAGCTTCATGTAGTAGGCAATCGCCTCGCCCTCGAAATACGGCGAACCCGTGAGGATGAATGCCTCGTCGGGATCTCGCGGATACTGCTCACCGCGATCGGCGGGGGGAAGCGACTCGGCGTTTAGGCGATACCAGTCCTCGTCTCTGTCGGGGTGCTGGTCCCAGGCGAGGAAGCGCTTAGTCAGTCCGTACTCTCTGGCATTGACCCAAAGGTGATGGAAGAAGTTGCCGCCCCTAAAGTCTGTCCCAGCGCCCGCCTTGGAGACGCCGTTGCCCGTCGAGATCACAAGCACCCGACCGGGCTGCTTGCCTGTCTTCTTCGCCGCCTGGGTAGTCGGTACGGCTGCCTTCCAGCTCTCCCTCGCGTAGTCCTGCCGGGAGAACTCGTCGAGGATGACCAGCGCGGCGGTCGAGCCGTGGCCTGCTGCCGGCGTCGAGGCCAGCGCCTCCAGCTTGGAGATCCGGCCGTCGGGGAACTTGAGCCAGATGTCCGAGGTGGGCTCCGAGCGCTGCGGCTTGATAACCTCCGCGCCGTTCCAGAGCCACTGCGGCAGCGACTTAAGCATGTTCCAGAGGCGGTTGGCGACCTTAATCGCCTCGCCCTCCTTGGTGGAGACGATCAGCACCCCGGCGCCGGGCTTGTAGAGCAGCGTCCAAAGCGCCAGCGCGGCGGCAAGCCAGGTAATCCCGAGCTGCCGGGCCTTCAGGCAGATGTGCTTGCTACCGGCCAGCCATTCGTCAAGGAGTTCGCGTTGCCAGTACCAATCGTCCTCCGGATTGATGAGCTGGAACTTGAAGACCGAGCCGTCGGTTGCATCAACGCATGAAACGTGCTTCAGGAGCTCGGCGGGGTGAGCTTCGCAGCGACGCCGCTCGATCTCTCTCTCGGCGAGGATCTTCCGAGCTTGGGGGGCGAGTTCGGCCACTGCTTCGGCCATTTACGTCCCGACGATCCGGGCCAACTCGTCGTTGCTCAGGCTCGTTAGCTGATCGGCCATCGTCGGCTGACGCGGCCTGTCGGGGGCCTTGCCGGGTGCGCCCTTCGCCTGATTGGCGAGGATCTCGAGCCCCTTGGCGATCTTGTCTGGGGCGGGTTGATCGACCTGCACCCAGGACTTCCTCTTGCAGTGCGGGCAGGTGATGGACTGCTTGTGCGGCCTGGTCTGGGTGATCAGCTTCTTGACCAGATCCTCGACCGACTCATAGCCCACCGAATCAAGGGCGCGAGCGATTTGCTCGCGGAGATCGACCGACGCGGAGTCCTTCTTAGCGGCCATCACCACTCCTCATCCGGAACGACGAGTGGATCGCCGGGCTGATGAGGCGACCAGGGAGTAAATCCGGTTTGCGCCATACAGCATCACCTCTGAGTTACGATTGGAAGGCAGGGCGGGGATTCTGGAAACGATCAGTGGGACTGATAGCCGCCCTGCAACTACGCAGCTAAAGCCGGAACACGCTCAGGAGCGGGGAGGCTGGTTTCTCCGGTCGATGCTCCGGCAAGACATTCGTGAGAGTGGAACCAGCCGATAGCGTCGCGCTCGGCGCTCTTCCCGGTGCGGCAGCGCCGCTTCGTCCCGCAGTAGCCGCAGGTGATGACTTCCTGCGCAGAGCCCAGGGTGCGCGTCTCACGCAGCCGACCGACCAGCTCGTCTTCGCTCCAGGTCAGCGAATCCTCGGGCCGCGACTCACTCACGATATCCACATAGTGGAAGCCATCGGGTAGCGACAACGCTCCACCTCCGGATAAAGAAAAACCGGCTCACTGGCCGGTTTGTCTGATTTTGGGCGCACTTCGGGCGGGCTATTATCCATTATGCGTCGATATGCTCGGTTGTCAAATCAGGCGGCTTTCTCGACTGGCAACCGAGGTGAGATCCCCTGTTTCTCGAACCAGTCCTTGATCCAACCGACGCCCAGCGATTCGCAGAGCAGCCGCCTGTCTACGCCGATCTGCATGTACTCCGCTGGGCAGATTGTCGTTTTTACAGGACGCGGTTTGTGGACCTTCTCGACGTGGCGGCGAGCCTTCGTCCGGGTAGAGAACTTGTAGCCGCAGATACAACGGCGCTGACAGACGATCGACTCCACGTCCCGCTTGCCCACCATCCAGACGACCTTCTGCTCGCTCATCAGGTAGCGCTGGACTATATGCCACCAGAGCGTCCCCAGGGGGACCCCGGCAATGGCCTCCTGCTTGGCCCGGGAGCGCATCTCTTTGAGCGCCTGCTCAAGTTGCGCATAGGAACCGGAGTGCCACTCGCTAGGCATATGGGGGCACTCGCCCGATCCTCCACCGGAACGGCCGAATACGGGATCGCGCACCTCGTTGAACGTCTCGAGGAGATAACGGATGATCTGCTCGGGGGTCACTTGCGCTTCCTTGAGCAGCGGCGATTGTGCCCGGCCGACCGGCCACACTCGAAGCAACCGGGACAGGCGTGGATGGAGCCGGGTGAGAGTTCGATCCGGTTCCAGCAGGTGTCACAAACGAAGGATGCGGTCGGCTTCCCCAGCACCCTCGCCACGCAGGCTGGGCAGATGAGATCGCCCTGGGCGCCATTCGTGACGCGGTATACGTCGATAAGCACCTTCCAGTTGTCGTGGCTGCTCGATGACGCTCCGCAGCCGTCGCAGATGTAGGTGGTGGTGCTTTCGATGGTCATGGCTTCTCCTCGTCGCCCACCACGCTATCCGCCCCACCGGACGACAGAACGTTGCGGGTTTCCTTCGTGCTGATATAGGAACGTGTGTTTGCCCTTCTAAGCGTCTAGGAGGTCAGGGGGTGGTCGAGATACCAGTTGAGCGTTTCAGTGCGTCTCCGTGGCAATGAAGGGCCTCAGCGTGGATGTGCGAGAGGGGGAGGGGAACGAGTGTTCGGGTAGAGAGTTGATTCTACCGAGGGGACTTGAATATAGGGACCCACGACACGAAACAAATCTCGGGGGGTGGGGGGGTCGGTCTGCCGGCAGCCGAGGTGGTCGGAGAGTGGACAGATAATGCCCTAACGGCCTCAAAAACCAATCATTTGCAGGAATAACGAGAAACGTAGTAGCTGGGGGGCTCACAGCTATGCGGCATCTAATCAGTGTTCGATGCTTCACCGAATGTACTGATTAGCAGGGATTCTAGTAAGTACACGGTGTATACGCGCACGATCTCCGAGTTCGTCGAGTTCGGCGCGCAAGGTACAGGCTGTTCTTCCAGCCTTCCCTCTCTCCCAACGTCCCTTCGTTCACTTGCTCTCTCGTTCCTCCGTTTGTTCCCTTAGCTCTTACGCCTGTAGTCCGTACGTTCGCTCTGACCTCTAGCCGTTCTAGGAGTCAGAGGCGTTCTTACCCCTCCTCCTTTAATGGTTCCTCCCCGAACGGGTGTTTGTAGGGGGATTCGCTGATCTTCCTTGACAACCGCGGTTTACGGCGCTACCTTCGATTCATGACCACTGAAACGCTGACCGAGCAGAGTTGCGATCTCCCCACTTGCCGACTGCTACGAATACCAGTCCTGTGAGCATGACGACTGGAAGGATAGCTCGGCTCACGGTTTCTGTGAAGCACTCAAAGATCGGCTGCTCGGCTTCCTACCGGGAATTCAGAAGGCACCCTGGGGTTGGAACGCTGAGACGCTGAGCAAGGCGAAGGCCCAACGCGTAGCCGCCTAGCCCTTGCGCCTAGCGCCTCTCACGGGGCGCCTGGCGGAATGGCCGAGACACCGAACAAACAAGTCCTAGTCCTGGTCGCTGCTGCGGCCGGCGCCAAAGCCTTCGCCGAGCACTCCTACCGCGAGTCCATCGTCGAAGCGGCCAAGACGCACTCCTACGCCGAGATCGCACGAGCCGCCGGGATCAGTAGGCAGGCTGTCCGCATGATCGTGCTCAAGTCTCAACGCTAGCTCTTCCCCTCCACCAACTCGATGATCGGCTGGGCGCACGATTCACAGAGATCGTGCGCCATTACGGCAAGCGGAATGCAGACCGCCAGAGGCGCTTCCGTAACGCCAAACGTAACGCTGATAGTAACAGCGTGACTAACCGTCGCCTCCCTCCCACACACCTTCCCGTCTTGGATGGCATCGCAGGTGATCATGGCCCCTCCAGCCACAGTATGTAGGCGATGATTGCGATGAGAAGCGGCACGACGCTCAAGCCGAACCATCCGCCCAACTTTGCCAGTATCGGCGGCAGAGTCACGAACATCGCGGTGGTGGCTGCAATAGCTGCGAGCACCGCCGCCGTCACTGCCAGATAGAGCTTAAGATATCCCCTCATCCCTTTCACCCTCCTCGTGGTAGTCATGCTGCCTCCGTCAGGTAACGCTCGATGATGCGCCGCACGTAACCGCAATCGTTACGTACGGAGCTGCGATGCTCGACTAGTTCTTGCCGTGCTGAGTGATAGGCGAACGGCGCTAGCTCCGATCGCTCGAGGAAGGCCCGGAGCCGCGCTTTCGCGATATCGCCCCCTCGTACTGCTGCTATGAGCTCAGAGATGGCGAAGTCGCGGCCGTTTTCCACAGTTGATTCATCGGGCATCTCTGCTTTTGCTTTTGCTTTTTTTTTATTTCTCTTCTCTTCTCTGCTCTGCTCTGGGCTAGCGGCTTGATAGCGCAGCGCTAGCGGCGTGCTATCAGTGATAGCAATCAAACCCGCGTCACTCAGCGCTTGGAGAGATTTTTGGCAGACCCTTTGGCCGAGCTTTCGACTGAGCGCCGCTGTATTCTCACGGACTTTTCCGTCGCTGGCGGCATACAAAAGACGTAGTCCGTGGAGCAATCCACGTTGCCCAAACGACAATCCAAGGTAGTCATCGTCCAAAAGTTGGGCGCGATAATTCTTTATCCACAGGGGATCCCGCTCCCTGTAGTGCTGGAAGTCGGCCCAGTTGGGGATAACTATCCAGCGCTCAGCCATCAGCTCCCTCCTCCAAATCCGTAGTAACTACCGATACCTAATCCCTTGACAGACGTGCGCATAGTGTCTACTATGTGGGCATGACGACGAGAGAGGAGAGAGGAGAGAGAGAGATGCTGTATCACAACCTGACCCCAGAGCCAACGGACGCGCCGGACGATCGGATCGCATGTGTGCTCGACTACGGCTACCTGCCGGAGGCTGGCATCACGCACGCGCAGACCTGGATCATCCGCACGTACGAGCCCGACGCCCCCGAGTCCGAGGTACTTGACTACGCGCGCCTCTCTGAGCATATGACGCGCGAGCAGGCCGAGGAGTGGGCGGCCGAGGTCATTCGCCGCGCCAACCAGGGCTGAGCCATGACGATGAGTGAGGAGAGAGAGATGCTTACCGCTGAACGGATCGACCGGATCGAAGTCATGTACAGCGCCGCCGCTGGTAGGTGGTCCGACCTCGACTGGCCCGAGCGCGTGTCCTATCGACACGAGGTTGGGGCCGCATGCTCGGAGCAGGGTATCTCGTGCATCGACGCGAGCGAGGTGAGCCTCGACCCCTCGGATGACGCGGAGGAGATCGAGGAGATATGCGAGTTCCACGGGAGTGACTGGCTCGGTTGGGACTCGGCGGATGGATTGCGCGAGGCCGTTAGGGCCGCGCTCGTAGAGGCACGCGAGTGCCGCCGCGCCATCATCGCTTACGCCGCCGATGCGCAGAGGCGGGCGGCGGCAGCAATGGAGGCCCTGCGTAGAGGTGACACCTACGCCGCCGCCGAATTGGCGCGTGAGGCGAAGGCTACGGAGATCCGCGCCCTCCAGAGCGAGTATGGCCACGCTCCCACATGGGGCGACTGGGCGGACGCTGTGATCGCCGCATCCGAGGGGTCGTGAGCCATGACGATGAGTGATCAGGCGCGCCAAGACCTTCAGACCTACCGGGAGCTGAGAGATCGGCTCCCGGTACTGCTGCGCGCCGGCCGGGCAGCCGGGCTGTCGATCAGCGAGATGGCCCGGACGCTCGGCGTCACGCGCCAGACCGTCTACAACCTGCTCGGCCGCTAGGCTCATCGGCTCCCCCGCCGCGCTCACCGCTCAACCTCCCGATAGAGAATCCCGTCCTCAGTCAGCTCGCTGGGTTGCATCACAGTCGCGTCCCCACTACGTAGTCCCGTCTTTTTGGATGCCAGTAGATCTCGTGATGGCCCCTTAGGACGTTGGTCGGGATATAGCCGCGCAGGATTCTGAGCACCAGCGCAAGCTCGACTCCCAAGAGGTCAGAAATGCGACGCGCGCTGATGCCGTTCACCGCGTACTGGCGCCGGATTTCGGGTCCCATCGCCCGAGCGAAGAGATCGTCATCATTAGTACCCAGGGGTCTCGGCGGCTCGACTATACGCAGGCGCGCTTCGGTCTTCGGTAGACGGCGGCGGCGCTCTTGGTCGATCTCCCGCTTGAGCGTGATGCGTTCTGCGTAGGTGAGGGTCATGCCGTTGCCCTCACGGTCAGCGCGCCGACGATCTCATCCCAGGGTGTGTCGGGCGTCCAAAGGTGATACTCGGCGCCGGCCCGCTTGAGCCGCACGCGCCATACTTTCTGCTCCGCGCTCATCGAGCCAGTCGAGCTTTTCAACTCAATGAATAGGACGCGCTCGCGCACGGCGACCAGATCGGGGAAGCCCTTGCCGTCATACGAAACGCTTGTGCGCCAGCCTTTAGCAGTACGAGCAGGGCGAGCGTGGTAGATGAACCAGCCCAGAACGCGAGCGGCATCGGCGACTGTATCCTGAAACTCAGCCTCGAGCATCGGCCCTTTTCTCCTCCTCGTCGGTCTTGCCGCATTTATCCAATGCGCATCCACAGTTGCGGCAACGGGTGTGCATCACGCCATCCGGTGCGCAGAAACAGAGACATCGGTCGAAGTAGTTGTCACCGGCATTTCCGCCGCAGGCTGGGCACTTAGTTTTACCCGTCCCTTTCTGGCGGTCGCCCGCCGATTTACTACCCTTTTCACGCGTCATTTACTGGCCCTCTCACGCATCCGAGCGCCCGCATCTGCGCGTCTACCTCACCAGCCGCCTCGATCAAGAGTGCGGCAAGCCGCCGGGCATCGTCCGAGATCATCGAGGGCTCACCGTCGATATCCGAGAGCCGGACCATCGCCGGCCAGTACCCATCACTCGATTCCACACGGATTTCCAGCGCGAACAGGTGGTCGCACGTCTCAAAGACTCGATCAGCCATCCCCTACCCCTTTCTCGATCTGTTGGAGGGCTTGGCGGGCGATGCACGGATCGCACCAGGCTTCCGGTAAAAGATCATCTGGCCAGTCCGCGCAGCTGTGACCGGGTATGTACCCGGTCCAATCTTTCTGTGCGATCCGCTCCAGCGCCCCCACCGCTAGCTTGAGATTCCGCTCGGCTTGCTCGGCGTCCTTTTCGAGGGTGCCGAAATGGGCGAGGAGGACTTCGAGGTCGGCAATGATTCCGTGATAGCTGCGGCTATAGGCCTGGAGGGAACCCAACCGCTCCTTCACCGCCTGGATATCTAGCGCGCTCATCCTTCGCTCCCGTAGTTGGAGAAGTAATCGCAGACGGGGCAGGCGATCACGATGCAGCCGTCCTGGATGTGGTTATTGGGGAAGGATCGAAGGGCTTCTTCTGCTCTCTCCCGCCTCTCGCGTTCGGCAGCTAGGAGGGCGGAGAGAGCGCGGTGGGAATCGATCAGCGGGATACAATCTCTCGCCCACGGTTCCATTTCGATCCATGCAATGCGTTCCTCGCTTAACACGCCCATCGTCAATTCGGCACATTCCGATTCACGACCACAGCGATAGCCCGCGCACTCGGCGGGCGGTAATCCTCGACAACACTTATCACGTTCGAGTTCTTCTATCCGGAACCTAAGGGCCTGGTTCTCTATCTTGAACGCTTCCTCGCTCAAAATCACGTCACTCTCGTTCATTTCTGCCTACCTCCTCCCACATAGACGGCCGGGGAGCGAACGCTCTACGGCATCGCTCTATCGCCTTCTTCCGAGTAAATCCGAAGTAGTACGAGTGCGAATCTACGGTCGCTTGTGTTTCGTCGGGATTGAAAGCAATCCAAAAGAAGAGGACATGTCTAACCCAGACTCGCGTAGCGCTCATGCCTTCCTTTCGTCCGGGCCGGGGTGGGCGGGGCAGTCCTTCGCGTCGTGACTCTGCCGGATCGTCTTCGCCGCCTGGATCGCATGCTGCGGGCAGTCCGGTTCGATCCGAGACATGGCCACAAGGCCGCATGCCTCTTGCGGGCAAGGGCAGGCATCCTCTAGGTCGTGGCGACTCCAGCTACGGCCGATGTGGAGGTCGTCACCATCTCTCTCCTCCTCACCCGCGACGGGTCGAAGAACAAGGAAACGCCCGCGACTGTAGGGGCCGTCGTCTGCTCCAAGAACGCGAGCTACCATCGCCTCTACCGATTCGCCATCCCTGGGTGAGTAGCTGAGCACGATATCCGCTGCGTGATCGCCCCGATAATCGGTCGTATGAAGCTCAATCGTGTAGCGCATCTCTCTCCTCCTCATTGAGCGGCATCACGTGGACTCCCCGACCGAAACGACGCCCGCGATACCAAGACCCATGACCGCGAAGCCGATCGGATAGAACACGCCAGCGATCCAGATATCGGCGGCCATAGCTAGGCACGCTCCGGCGAAGATCACAACCACCGAAGCCCATAAAGTCACGACCTTAAAGCGGCTCAAATCGTCTCCTCCTCATTCGGCTTGGTGGGGGCGGCGATCAGTGCTTCGCGCCGGATAGCGCGCTTCAAAATCACCTTCGCCTCAGCGATATCGGCGGTACGGCATTCCCTGGGGTCGGCGAGAATATCTAGTGCTTGCGCGATCGCCTCCATAAGCGCGCTCACCGCCGCTCACCCTCCTCGGGGGGACGCCGCAGCCCTCGAAATGGCCGCACGGTCTGGGAGCCATCAGGAAGCTCGATCAGGACGTTGCGCGGTCCCTCGCCTGCCCACTGGCGGATGATCTTCACGCGCTCGCCCTTGAGCAGGTAGGTCTTGCCGACGATGGTCATGCGCCCTCCTCGGGGGGATAACAGACGATGCAGGGCTGGTAGTCCGAGAGATCGTGCTCCGTGGCGCGAGCGTCCGACATATCCCGCCCGCACACCGTTCGTCGGGCGAAAGCATCGGCCATCTTGTGAAAGATCCCCGGCGTGCCTACGTGGATGATCTTCTCGTCGTTGTCGTAAGGGTTCATGCGCCCTCCTCGGGGACTAGCTCGAAGGTGTGAATGAGATCGGGTGTCCAGAGTGCCGGGCGATGATCTGGCAGCGGATAGGCGGTGGCCGGGCGCTCAAACGTCAGGAGAACCGAGCGGCCCGTGCGGCGCATCCACCGCCGTGCCGTTGTCTCATCCGGCCAGAACCGGACGGGTGGCAGGATCGCTCCGGTCGCCCTGTAGCGCGCCAGCTTCTTCGGCGTGGTGACGTGGAAGACGTTCACCGCTTCTCCTTCCGGGCATCGAGGATCAGGGGGAGCATCAGGCGGTGCCCCTTCGGATGTGCTGGAGGAGCTGGTGGCCGATCAGTTCGGTGTAGCGCGGCGGCACCATCTGGCTGAGCTCCTCAAGCGTCACGTTCCAGTCGACGCCCATCGCACGCTGCTGTATCTCGAGCGGGATGCGGCGGACGCCTACCTCGACGGTGCGCCGACTGTTCTCCTTGCGGTTGGTCGCGGCGGGGAATCGTGGCGCCCAGAGCTTGTGCCGGCAGAAGAGGGGCGCGCCTAGCCAGTCAAAGCCCGACCATTCGAAGTAGCGGTGGCGCTGAACGTCTAGTGGGGGGTCGAACATCGAGCCGCAGAGCATCGCCGCATCCTCAAGCGGTGCGCCCTTGACGTTCTCGATCACGTAAGGGAGGCCGGTTTGCCGGAGCAGTGTGCGCGTCGCGGCGATCAGATCGGGGTAGCCGTCGCCTACGCCATGCCCCTTGCGGCGATAGGCAGTGAACGCCTGACACGGCGGGCTGGCATGGATCGCGCCGAAGTCGGTGAGATGCAGAGGAGTCCCAAAGCCGATTGACGCGCCGCCCGTAAGTAGGCGGAGAGTTTCCAGGGCGTCACCTGCGAGGAAGATGAACGGATAGTGCGGCTGCGGCTTGATGTCCACGCCGACCACCTCGAAGCCTGCGCGCGAGTAACCAACGGCTGCGCCGCCCGCCCCGCAAAACAGGTCTAAGAGGCGCGGCTTCATCAGGCCACCCTCGCGAGCGTCCAGGCGCCCGGCTTATCTTTCTTACCGGGGTTTACCTGCTTGTCCACCCACAGGCCACTCCACATGCCCGCGCATCCGTGCGCATCCACACCCGAGGCCCCGTTGAGAACACCGCGTTTTGCAGCGATTCCGTGCCTATCCGTGCCTATCCGCGCGTATCCGCGAACGGCCGGAAACTGGTTCAAGCCCAGTACCGCCCATTCATTAAGTGCCTGCAAACGAGCGGTTTTGGGGAGAGTTAGCATCAGGCGCGGCCCTCTCTGGTCCCTTGCTCATCCTCAGAATCGGCGTTCAGGAAGTGCTCGAACTGCTCCGTTGCGGCCTCGATCTCGAAGGGATAGAGGTGCCTGTAGGTCTTGAAGAACATCTCGCCACCGTCTGAATCGCCCCTGCGGGCAGCGGCCACGGTGGGGTTCATCCCGGCCGCACCCATGAGCGAGCTGGCGGTGTGGCGGAGATCGTGGAAGTTGAGCTTGGCGAACTTGGGGTTGGCCTTGCTCGCAGCCTCGCGGGTCGGCTCCCATGCCGTCTTGAGGAAGTGACCGTGGGATGCCCAGCGCGTCCCCTTGAGACAGGGGAAGACGTAGCTGGAGGGAGTCCGCGCCATCAACTGCTCCCGGAAGAGCTGCGCTTCCGGGCCGGTGAGGTTCACGACCAGGTCGCGCTTGGACTTGTTGAAGGCGGGGGGGATGTGAACGATCCGCCGCTCGAGATCAAGCCACGAGTCCTCCATGTTGATCAGCGAGCCCCAGCGCAAAGCGGTAGTGCCGGCCAGCCAGATCATGCGGCGGATGTACTCGTCCGCGTAGGACTGGAACTCGACGAGCTCGGCCCCGGTCAAAGCGACCCCTGCGCGTTGCTGGTGGCGCACGGGCCGGATAGCGAGGATTCCCCGGTCGAAGCGCTGGCCGCGCGCCTCTGCGGCCCTCAGCGCCGCTTTGGCGAACTCCAGCTCGTTCTTCGCGCTGCGCGGGTGCTTGCGAGCACGAGCGGCGATCCGATCCTCGATCTCTGAGCGTCGGAGGTTCGGGAGCAGGCAATCGTCGAGCGGCTCCCAGAACTTGCGGCTGCGCGCGTAGAAGGCATCGGTGTTCGGGCGCCAGTTGCAGGTAGCCCGCTGAAGGTCTAGATAGGTGTCTAGTGCCTCCCTTAGTGTGATCGCGGGCTCAACCCACAAGTCGCCCAACTCCTTGCGCTCCTTCAGGTCGCGCTCGATCCGCTGCGCCGTCCTGAGGCTCGAAGCGGTCTTGGACTTGAACGGCGCTACGCGCACCTGGTATGACACCTCGCCGTTCGCCTTCGTCCGTTTCCTTATCGACATGCTGACCTCCCGGTAGTGGACGGTCGCATCTTGTCACGGAGCTGGACCACGTTCTCGGTCGGTTCCTGGCGGTGCTTCTTTAGCCATGCCTTGATGTCTGACTCGGCGTAGAGGCGTCGGCCGTTGACCATGAAAGAGGGCAAGTCGGTATAGGTGCGGACGGTCGAGACGTGGACGCCGAGCAGCTTGGCTAGGGCGGACGCGGAGTAGTGCTGCTCGATCACGCGGCCTTCCTCGATCCCTTTGGAGTGGCGAAATAGACTTCTCTGCCGCCGATCTCATCCACCGTCACCAGACCCCTGCGGACTAGCGCTAGGAGCGTCTGACTGACCGACTGCTGCCCGATCCAGTTGCCGACCTGTTGACGGGTCAGCTTGCGGCCGTTCAGGAGCGAGAGAGCGACTTGCTGGCGGTCGTTGAGCCTCACTCCCCCACCGCCCCCTTCAACTGCTTAGCCCGCCGCTCCTCCAAAGCCTCGTCCAGATGTCTGTCGTGGTGGCCCTGCATGTAGATGCGCAGGTTCTCGCCCGCCGAGTTACCGTTCTCGATACCGACTGACGCGCAAGCTTCGAGCAGCGCTAATCCCTGGCTACGCAAGTGATCGAAGCACTCGACGCACGCGGGCCAGCAGCCGGGCCATTCG